AATGGTAAAGGTTTCAATTTTGACCTTGATTTGAAAACAGTTGGTGTAATGCTTGAGTCAAGCAACCTAACTGGTAATCCTTATCAGTCTTATGTTGACAACCCATATATGAGATCATATGTTAACCCACACCTTCGTAGTGTGTTTAACATCATCCCAGTTTCTACGGGTTCAGTATCTTTCCCAAGAGGTAACACCCCAGTTGGTGAAGGTTCTTTTGGTAAGCAAACCGAAGGTTCTGCGAAGCCTCAAGTTGATTACGATGTAACTGTAGTAAACACCGCTTTGTCTTTCATTGCTGGTTATGCTAAAGTTTCTCGTCAAATGATTGATGACCTTCCATTCCTTCAAGCTTATTTGTCTCAATCTTTGATTGAAGATTTCCAAAAGGCTGAAGATACTTACTACCTTAACGCAATCGCTTCAAGTGCAACTGCTGGTTCTTCTTCAGGTGCTAACACCGCAGAGAAGTTCATCGACTACGTTGCTCAACTTGGTGCATTGAATTGGATTCCTAACCTTGCTTTGACCACACACGCTGGTTGGGCTGGTTTGTTGAAAACTAAGCCATCTGATTACTCTGTACCTGGTGGTGTTGTTATCGACAACAATGGTAATGTAAGAATCGTTGGTGTTCCAGTTATACCTCACTCTTTGGTTACCGCTTCTAAAATCTATGTTATGGATACATCTAAGTTCGCTATTGCTCAGCAAAGCGGTCTTGCGGTTCGTAGCACAGAGTTTGACCAAGATGATTTCATCAAGAACTTGATCACTTTCAGAGCAGAGGCTCGTTGCGAACTCTTGCAGTTCCAGCCGAGTGCAGCTATCTATGGTGCAATCTAAGTTTTATAAAATTGGGGAGGGAGTAATCTCTCCCCTTTTACTTTTATGAAATATATTATAATAGGTGCAATGGATGGAGTTAGCTTTGATGATATATTTGATAAGCTAACAAAAGATGATATTGCAATATTCGTTGAGCCTATACCACATCAATTTGAGAAATTGAGCAAGAATGTTGAAGCATTACCTTGCGATGCATTTCTTGAGAATTGTGTTATAAGCGATAAGGTCGAGGAAATTGAAATGGCTTATTTGCCAGATGAGAAAATACATCCACAAGACAACTATTTAAGCGGATGTAGTAGTGTTATTAAGTTTGGAGTACCACTAAATAGATATTTGGCTAAGATAGAGGATTTGAGTTACCACAAAAGCAAATCCATAACCTTTGACATACTATGTGAAAAATATGGATTTGATGAGGTTGATTACGTTCAAGTAGATTGCGAAGGGTATGACCAAGTGATTGTTGATAGTATTGACATAGCAAGATATAAAATAAAAACATTAAAATTTGAGACTCATTATGTAAATGATGAGTTTTTAACATATTTTGAGAATAAGACAAAGCCAAATAAAATAACAAGATTAGAAGCTGATATACTTTATGAATATACTTTTTAGCATACACCTATATCCTCCAATGCATAATTGTGGTGCAGAGTATATGGCTCACTCAATAGCCAAACACTTACAAAGCAAAGGACATCAAGTAAAGGTACTTTTACATCAAGCCAATCATTATCGTATTACAAATAATTATGTATTTGATGGAGTGGATGTATTTCCTCCAAATGCAAATGTTATTGAGAATTTGATGAGATGGTCAAATGTAATTATTACACACTTGGATTATACTCATTGGACAATTGGTGCGGCTTCACTTTACAAAAAGCCAGTCTTTCATCTTATACACAACTCCCATAAGTACCCAGAGATAGAAAATGCACATTTTCCACAATATGTTGTTTATAATTCCAAATGGCTAAAAAGTGATTTAAACTACAAATGGGATAACTTTACACTTACTCCTCCCGTTGATTTTAGAGACTATGACTTGGGATTGGATAGCGATGCGAATGAGTATATCACACTAATTAATCTCAACGAGAACAAAGGCGGTAAGATATTTGAGCAAATTGCAAGGGCATTACCTAATAGGCGGTTTTTAGGCGTTTTAGGAAGCTATGATGACCAAGTGGTACCAAAGATTGAAAACGTCAAAATAGTGCCAAATTCAGCCTCTATTAAGCCTATATATGGTATGACAAGAATCTTGTTAATGCCAAGCAAATATGAGAGTTGGGGGAGAACGGCTACGGAGGCAATGGCGAATGGAATCCCAGTCATTTGTAGTGAGGCTGATGGACTTAAAGAAAATTGTGGATATGCGGGGACATATATAAAAAATCGTGATAATGTTCAAAGCTGGATTGAGGCTATTAAGAAGTTGGATGATAAAAAAACGTATTCCGAACTCTCAAGGAAGTCCAGAAAAAGAGCGCAAGATCACGACCCACGCAAAGCACTTGATGAATTTGAGGAGTGGATGCGAGAAAAGGTTAATAAATATTATAAATAATGGCGATTTATATAAACGGAATTAACATACTTGCAGACGCAGTTGTCGAGCCAGTTAGTCGTACCGATGCAAAGAATTGGATGAGGATTGATTACACAACGGATGATGACCTTATTGATGACTTAATTGTTGCGGCACGTTTGCATCTTGAGAAACTTACGGGTAGGTCTTTGACAAACAAGTTATTGAAGTCATTTGTTGAGTGTACGGGTATGATGCCAGAGGTATGGATGATTGACCTACCTTATTCACCACTTAATTGTGTTGATGAGGTTAAGTACAAGACTGGCATTAACACATATGACACCTTAACCAAAAACGAAGATTATGAGGTTATTGGTGGCAAACTATGGGTATATGCTCGTGGATATTATGAGATTAAATACCAGGCTGGTTATGGCACACTCCCCGAGGACTTGCAAAATGATATACTTACTTTGGTTGCTTGGATGTATGAGAATAGGGGCAAGAAGATGAACGCAGACCCTAAGCAATCAATCTCACAATACCCAATGTGGGATGGACTTAACTATCACCAATATAAAGTCGTTGTAATATAATGGCAAAAGGTGTAACTATAAAGATAAATGGGTTACGAGAAACACTTGCTAAATTAAAGGATGAAGGTGATGGTGTAAAAAAGCAAGTTGACTTTGCTATTGGTGTAAATGTTGAGGCAATGGCGAGTGAGGCAAAAAATAGGGTGAAGGTTAATACTGGTAGGCTAAAAAACTCAATAAGCGCATCAAAACTTAAAGACTTTACTTATGAACTTGTGGCACAAGTAAATTATGCCGCTTATGTTGAGTTTGGTACTGGTAATTTGTTTGTTCAATTACCAGAGGCTTATTGGAATGACTTAGCAGAGCAATTTAAGGCAAGACCAAGAAAAAGACTTGTTAACTTGCCACCACGACCATACTTACGACCAAGTGTAAATAGAATAACTCCAATTATGCTACAAGATATTGAGCAAATATTGGATAAAAATAAAGTGATATAATGCTTGATTGTGCAAATAGTGTAAGGAGTATTTATGTTGCCACTTTAAATGGTCATGTCACATATAATGGTAAAAACGTGCCAGTATATGGACAAACACCATTTGGTACAACTCCTCAATATTATATAGTAATTGGTGAAATTAATGAAGGCGCAAGAAACACAAATCATAATTTTGGCAATGATGTTGAGGTGACTATTGATGCATTTGCTCAACAATATAGAGTTTATGATAATAGTGTTGTTGATAGTATAACATCGCAGGTATTAAACTTATTAATTCCAGATACAAATGTTAATGGATTTAATGATGCCAATTTTGAGGTATTTCCAACAAGTAGGACAAGTTCTACTTATTTGCCATTATATGATGGTGACAACTTTGTAGCAAGAAAAATAATAACAATTAGTAATTTAGTAAATCAAAAATAAAATAAACAATGGCACAAATTTTAGGTTCTTTACAAAACGTAGAAATTGACGTAGCCAATGGTACAAGCTATAAGCCATTGGTATGTCTTCGTACTTCATCAGTTAACACAACAATGGATGCTACAACAGAGCAAACCAACTGTGGTGTTTTGACAAGTGTATCATCTCCATTAATGTCTATTGACTTTGATGCAATTTGCGAAACCAATCCTGGTAGCTTTGCAACTCCATCAATTTCTTATGAAGATTTATTAACTGTAATGGTAACAAAAAGTTTGGTTGCGGTTAGAGTACAAAATCCAACGGTTACTGGTTCTTCAACTGGAACTGTGTATTATCACGCTTTTAGTGGTTATATCACGGATCTTACAATGAATCAATCAACTACCGAATTTATCAACTTCTCTGGCACAATCCAATCTACTGGTACTTTGGATGTAGACCCAGCTTAATATAAATTATGAACTATACTACTTTTTTACTTGGAGATAAAAAACTTGGACTAAAATTTGGGATGGCATCATTTAGATACTTACAAAGTAAGTTCACTAAAGGTGTTGCATTTGCTGATAATGATTTAAATGAAATTGGCATATCCCACATAATTTACTCTGGTTATTACAATAATTGTCTTGTCAAGGATGTTGAGCCAGAGGTAAGTTTTGAGGAACTTGTGGAGTACGTTGAACTTAATTTACTAAATGATGAGTTTGTAAATAAAGTTAAAGAGGTTGTTGATATTTGGAGCAATAGCGACTTTATTAAACAAGCTAACCCACAAGAAGAAACAAAAAAAAAGATGACTCGTGGGAAGAAATAGAGGCTTTTGCATTTGGTGAACTTCAATTACTTCCCAACGAGTTTTATGCGATGACTCCTCGCCACTTTTCTTTGATGATGCAAGGGCATCAAAATAAGAAGGTGGATGATTATAGGCAAACAAGATTATTGATGTTTACTATGGTGCGCCTAATGGGTGATCCTAAAAGCGCACCAAAAACACCTGAAGCCTTGTGGACTTTACCTGGTGATGACGAAAGTAAAAAAGGTGGCATTAGCGATGAGGAGGCGAGGGAATTATTTAAAAGGTTGAGCAAATGAGTTTACAAATACAAATTGGTGCTGATGTTAGTGGTATTGACCAAGCAATTGACCAAGCCACTAAATCAATTAATAAAATTAAACCAGCAGCAGCTAATGGCGCAGCTTCGCTTACCGCCCTTGGTCAAGTTGCTCGTGATGCTCCATTTGGTTTTATTGCAATCCAAAACAACTTACCAATCTTATTTGATTCATTTGGTGCATTAACAAAACAAGCTGGTGGCGTTGGCGGTGCATTAAAAGCATTAGGCTCAACCCTTGCTGGCCCAACTGGTGTAACCTTTGCGATTGGTGCGGTAATCGCAGGCTTAACTGCTTTATCGCAAAAGTATGGTAGCGTTGGTGAGGGTATAAAAGTAATTCTTGGAATATCAAAAGAATTAACAGAATCCCAAAAGTCTTTTAATAAAGCAGTAAATGAAACAAGTGGTAGTCTTGTTACAGAACAATATAGAGTTGATGCATTAACAAAAACACTTCTTAATCAAAAAGCACCACAAGCTGATAGACTTGCTGCATATGGAGAATTAAAAAAGATTTCTCCTGATGTAGTAGCTGGTATTAGAGATGAAAACGCATTAACTAAAGAGAGTTCAGTATTAATTGAAGCAAATGCAAAAGCAAGAAAAGAATTAGTAAAACTAAAGATACAAGAAGCGGGTATAACCGCTGCATTAACAACCAATGAAACTAAATTAGCAGAGTTAAGAGCAAAATTAACTATTGCAGACCAAGAGTATGTAAAGGCGGCAAAAAACTTAAATAATGCAAATAAGCAAAGTATTATAACTGGTTTTGCTTCTCAAACACAACAACAAGCTGCTTTATCTACCTTAAATGATAATATATCTACAGTTCAAGAGTTAAGAAATCAAATTAATAAGTTGACAAAAGATAATGAAATTTATCTTAATCAACTTGACCCAACTACAAACGCAATTGCTCAAATTAACGAGCAAACAAGGCAAAGAGTTGACGAATTGAAAAAAGAAGATAAGTCATTAAAGGAGTTAACAAAGTCGGAGAAAGATGCTTTAAAAACAAAACAAGAGCAACAAAGAGTTGACAATTTATATGCTACAAAAAAGAAAATTAGTGATCAAGCAAAATTAAATAAAGAAGAACTTAACGGAATAAGGACTGCGACAAAAGAAAGAAGAAAAAGTGAAAGAGAAATTGGAATAAATATACCAAAGCAAATATCAGGTATAGCACCAAGTTTAAATAATGAGGATTTAATTCTAAAAACTAAGCAAACTGTAAATGAATTAGATAGACTTAAAAAAGCGGCAGATTTAACTGCTGCTTATAATTTGATAAGTAGTACATTTTTCTCACCATTAGAGAACTTATTTACTAATTTTATAGAGACTGGCAAGTTTGCATTTAAGGAGTTTGGACAAGCGGTTCTTAAAGCAATTAACCAAATAGTTGCAAAAGTTATTGCTACGGGTATCATTACTTTACTTGCATCTATATTTATCCCTGGTTTTGCTGCTGCGGGTGGGGGTGTTGGTGCAAGTTTACTAAGTGGGATTACTGGTGCTTTAGGTTTTGGAGGTGGAGGTTTTGGAGGTGGCGGTAGGTCAAGAGTTCAAGACCCATCATTTGGTGGCGTAAGTGGTGGCGGTTTACAAATGGCTGGTGCAGTTAATTTACAATTGAGAGGTAGTGATCTTGTAGGGGCAATAAATAGAACAAACGCAACAATTAATAGAGTTGGCTAAATTCGCAAAATATCAAATAGATTTTAAGAGCGGAGACAATCAAGATTGTCAAATCACGTTTTTATACGAGGGATGGGGTGGTGGTATTACAACTCTTGAGGGAGGCGCAAAACCATTTGTACTAAGGGAGTTTAACTCTGATGATGACATCTTTAAACCCATTAGGGCAATGATGGCAGAGATTGAGATTGTGACCAATGTAAATGGTGTGCAAATTGAGGACTTTTACGCAGATCAAGATAGTGATATCTTAATTAGGTTTAGCGTTAATACTTTTCCTTATTGGCGTGGTTATGTTTTGCAAGATGACTTTCAAGAGGTTTGGGATGACTCAAATCATTATCTTATTATACGCGCTGCCGATGGGTTTGGTCTTCTTAAAAACTTCCAATTTGGTGATGGTGATAATGAACTTGTGGGGAGGTTTACTCCTTTCCAATGTTTGTCTTATGCTATGAGTAGACTCCCAGAAGTACCACTCATTCAACACTATGTCATAAATAATTTGTATCACGATTCAATGAGTGATGCAATTCAGACTATGCCTCTTGACCAATGCTATATTGATGCAAAAACATTCCAACAAGAAGGTACAACTTACGATGATTGTTATACTGCGATTGAAAAGATAAACAAGTCATTCTCGCAAACAGTCTTTATGTATCTTGGTGAGTGGTGGTTTTTGAGAGTTGAGGAACTTTACACAAGCTATAATAATAATTTAAGGGGGTTCTTTAGTGATCTTGGTGTAAGATATACAATTGATAAAAGATATGATGTTGAAGTTGGGGCAAGTAGAGAAATAAAGCCAATAACCCCTCAAATGCTTAGACTCATTCAAAAGAGAACTAAGTTTGACGAGGTTGACTTCTCATTTACTCCATTTAATGAGATGCTCACAAATGAGACTTTTGCAAGAGCAACCTATGTCTCAACAAGTGGCGCAAGTAAAACATTTACCTTGCAAGATTGGACTTTTGAAGGAGGTTCGTTTGCATTCCCAACAACACCAAACGCATACTTCTCAAATGGAGTTCGTGAGATTTATAATGGTACTCTTGCAAATGGTTTGCTTGAGAGATATGCATTTATAGAGTACAATGGTATTATAACAAGCTTCGATCAGGTTTGGCTAAAGAGCAATAGTGTTGAAATATTTGCTACAAACCAAATTAATTTTACAGTTGATTATAGAAGATTGAATGCTGGTAGTACAGATTTTTATAAAAACATCCCAATTGCGGTAGTTACGCTTCAAAGTGGTGGTCTTTACTATTGGTTAAATCAAGAAGGTAATTGGATTATATCATCATCATTGAATGACTTTACTCCAATTTATTTAGATACAAGAAGTGGAACAAATGTAACAAGCACAGATTGGAATACGGTGCAAGTTGAGTCTAAGTTAGTGCCAGTTAGTGGAAACTTAACCGTTAGGTTATATCTTTTAACCGATGGCAATTTAGCACAATCAATTAA